TTTCTTTATTTGATGGTATGGCTTGTGGACGTATTGCCCTTGATAAAGTAAATGTTAAAGTTGATACGTATTTCAGATCAGAGATTGACCCCTATGCAACCAAGGTTGCTGAGAGTCAGTGGGATGATGTAGTCAGTCTAGGTGATGTTCGTTATGTTAATGCTGAAATGCTTGGACATAGTATTGACCTGTTGATTGGTGGTTCACCATGCCAAGGCTTTTCATTTGCCCAAGGTTCAAACCGTCCTAACTTTGATGACCCACGTTCTGCCTTGTTTTGGGAATACAAGCGTTTGCTTAATGAACTCAAGCCAAAGTATTTCCTGTTGGAAAATGTGCAAATGGCACAGAAATGTCAAGACGTTATATCTGAGTCACTAGGTGTCCAACCTGTTAATATTAATTCTAGTCTTGTCTCTGCTCAGAACCGTAGGCGTTTATATTGGACGAACATCCCATTCACTATGCCTGAAGATAAAGGTCTTGTTATCAAGGATGTTCTTGATGACTACTCTGAACCTTTGACTAACTATAAGCCTGTTCCTATCGATGAGTGTAATGATAGACATTACCGTGAGGTAATCACAAAGTACAAGGGTGCAAGGAACAACGGCTGCACTTTGATTGGCATGGCTGATGACATCAATGGTCATGACATCTTGAAGCGTGTATATACACAAGAGGGCAAAGCACCTACGCTTAACGCTATGCAGGGGGGTAATCGGCAACCTAAAACCGCCATTGACACTGACAAAAAAGTGTGGCGTAAATTATCTGTGACTGAGTGTGAGCGTCTTCAGACTGTTCCTGTTGGATACACTGAGGGTGTATCTAATACACAACGATATAAGATGTTGGGTAATGGTTGGACTGTGGATGTTGTTGCTCAAATTTTTAAAGGACTTTAGAAAAGATTAGAACAAAGTTGACTAACCTGAAAATCTATGCTATCATTTGTTTAAAGAGAGGTTGATATGGGTAGAATTAAAGACTTACTATATACTGGAGTACCTAATATGGGTTATACAGATGATCTATTAAGAGAAAATAATATCTTACAAAAAAATGTAAAAGAATTACAAGAACAGTTACAGAAAGCTCATCAAAGAATAAAACATCTTGCTGATAGTAACTGGAGTGAAGATGAACCAGATAAAAATCAAACAGAGTTAGATTTGAAATGACTGAAGATAGTTTTTGCAAGGTGTTTGATTTTGTTTCTATCAAGGCAACGATAGAAGAAAGAGATCAGGTAATCTACTGTGAGGTTTCTGAAGAAGAATGGGAAGACTGTGTTTATACTTTGTTTTCTTTCATGGTTGAGAATGGATATGATCCACACAGGCAAGCAGAGATAATTCAATTTGTTAAAGATTACTTTCCTAACTTACCTAACAATGACAATGAGGATCAAGAAGATGACTAAAAATCTATGGGATAAGGAAGAGCGACAGGTCTTTCGATCTCTGACTAGACAATACAAACAAGAAGGTTACGATAATAAAGAAGCTAAGAAGTTAGCAAGACAAGAAACAAAAGAAATCATGAGCGATAAGATTGAGTTCGCTGAAACCTTATATGAACAGGCTTTGCAAGACTTTGATTGAAGATATAATAAATAAAGTTATCTTAATACAAGCATTAAACTATGATGTTTATTTTAAATTTAACAAAAAGAAAGGAGGTATTCTTTGTGCTAAAGAAGATGGTAAAGTTGTGTGGATATATCCATATGTTACTTCACCTCAAGAGTCTCATACTAGAACAGTACTTACAAATTATTTTGGTGAGTCTATTATTAGGAATTAAATATGTCTGGTAAATGGTTAGAACGAGGAGAGTGTCCTGAGTGTGGGTCTAGCGATGCTAATGTTAGCCACTCAGAAGGATACTCTCATTGCTTTTCTTGTGATACACATTTTAAAGAAGGAACTGATCAAGTGGTTGTACCTATGCAGAATAAAAAAGAAGGCTTTACAGCAGGAGAACTAAAGGGAATTGATGATCGTAAGATTAGTAAGGCTACGTGTAAGAAGTTTAATACCTTTGTAAAGACTAACGGTAATACAATTACTCATCACATCTATCAGTATTATGATTCAAAAGGAGAATATGTAGGCAACAAGGTCAAGCAAGTAGAAGGTAAAAAGTATTGGTCTGAAGGTAACATTCAGAATGCAGGTCTCTTTGGTCAAGATATCTTTACACCCAGAGGAAAGTATGTAACTGTATGTGAAGGTGAGCTAGATGCTATGTCTGCTTATGAATTGCTTGGATCGAAGTGGCCTACAGTATCTATCAAGTCAGGGGCGCAAGCTGCTCTGCGTGATTGCAAGAGTGCGTTTGAGTATCTCAACAGCTTTGAGAATGTTGTTCTCTGCTTCGACTCTGATAAGCCTGGAAAGGAAGCAGCAGAGAAAGTAGCTCAACTCTTTGAGCCTAACAAGTGTCGCATCATTCATCTTGAATACAAAGATGCCAATGAATATCTCAAGATGAATAAGCGTCAGAAGTTTACAGAAGAATGGTGGAATGCTAAACCATTCACACCAGCAGGTATTATCAATCTAGATTCTTTACAAGATTCTTTGTATGATGAAGCACACTTTGAAACGTGTCTCTATCCTTGGTCTGGTCTGAATGATAAGACCTATGGCATGAGGACAGGAGAGCTTGTAACCTTTACCAGTGGTGCTGGCATGGGTAAGTCTAGTATCATCAGAGAGTTGATGCACCATCTCTTGAAAAGCACCAAGGATAACATTGGTGTATTGGCTATGGAAGAAAGCATCAGGTCTACAGCCTTTAACATCATGGCAGTGGAAGCTAATGCTAGGCTGTACATCAAGGAAGTACGAGATCAGTTTGATAAGAAAGACCTACTCAAGTTTCAGAAAGATACACTAGGTACAGGCAGGTTCTTTGCCTTTGATCACTTTGGTTCGATAGGTAACGATGAGATACTTAATCGAGTCAGGTTCATGGCAAAGGCTCTTGAGTGTCGTTGGATTATTCTTGATCACTTGTCTATCTTGGTATCAGGTCAAGAACAATTCGGTGATGAACGTAAGTCAATAGATATTCTAATGACTAAGCTTCGTAGTCTTGTGGAAGAAACAGGATGTGGATTGCTCTTGGTATCTCACTTGCGTAGACCATCAGGTGATACTGGACATGAAAATGGTAAAGAAATTACCTTGTCACACCTCAGAGGAAGTGCTAGTATTGCACATCTTAGTGACAGTTGCATTGGCTTGGAAAGAAATCAACAAGCAGCTGATGAGGTAGAGGCTAACACTACTGTCCTTCGTATCTTGAAGAACAGATACACAGGTGACGTTGGCATTGCTTCTTACCTTTACTATGACAAAGAGACAGGAAGGATGAGTCAGATAGATAATCCTTTTGATGTAGAAACTACAACAGATGAGGAGGTGCCTTTCTAATGTCGAAGTGTGTGGTAGATATCGAAACAGATGGTTTAGATGCTACTAAGTTACACTGTATAGTAGCTAAAGATATAGACACACAAGAAACCTTTACCTGGGAAGAAGATAAGTGCAAAGATTTTGTGTCTTGGTCAGCTAAATATGATAAGCTGATCATGCACAATGGTATTAACTTTGATGGGTACTGGTTAAACAAATTACTAGGTATGAATATACAACTCAATCANATAGAAGATACTCTAATNATGTCCCAACTTTATAATCCTATTCGTTCTGAAGGACATTCTCTTAAAGCATGGGGAGATAAACTAAAAATGCCTAAAGGAGATGTAGATAGTTTTGAGTACTACTCTCCAGAGATGTTAGAGTATTGTAAACAAGATGTTAATATTACCTCACGATTGTATAAAGTTTTAGAAGATGAGGGTAAAAGTTTTTCTTCTAAATCTAAACATCTTGAGTATAAGGTACGTGCTATCATTGACCAACAAGAACGCAATGGCTTTGCTTTCAATCTTCGCAAAGGACAATCACTCTTGGGTTGTCTAGAAGATGAGGCTAATGAATTAAGTGATACAGCACAAGAGATGGTTCCACCTACCAAGGTAGAGCTAAAGACCAAGACAAAATATATTCCTTTTAATATAGGTTCTCGTCAGCAAATAGCTGCTGTCTTACAAGAGAAAGGATGGAAGCCTGAGACATATACAGAGAAGGGAAATATTATAGTCAACGACGATGTTCTCTCCAAGATTGACATGGACGAGGCTAGAATGTTCAGTCGCTATTTGCTTTTGCAAAAGCGTATAGCCCAGATTCGATCTTGGATAGAAAAGTGTGGGGATGAAGGCAGAGTTCATGGAAAAGTAATGACACTCAAAACAATCACAGGAAGAATGGCACACAACAGTCCTAATATGGCTCAAGTGCCAGCCTCTTACTCTCCCTATGGTACTGAGTGTCGTGAGCTTTGGACCGTTAGTAATCCCCATACTCATAAGTTAGTAGGTACAGATGCTTCAGGCTTGGAGCTACGTGTCTTGGCTTCTTACATGAAAGATAAAGCATTCATTGAAGAAGTTCTTAATGGTGATGTACATACAGCTAACATGAAGATGGCTGGATTAAATGATAGGTCGCAAGCAAAGACATTTATTTATGCATTATGTTATGGTGCAGGTCCAGCTAAGATAGGTAGTATAGTTGGTGGTTCTTCTAAAGAAGGACAGGTTCTTATAAACAGATTCCTTAACAACATGCCACGCTTTAAAAACTTGCGTAACCAAGTCATTGAAGCTGCTGAGAGCGGTGTAATCAAAGGTCTTGATGGTAGGTTGTTACACATACGAAACTCTTTCTCTGCTTTGAACACCCTGATACAAGGAGCAGGAGCAGTTGTATGTAAACAATGGCTTGTCCATATGATGGCTGAAGTATATGCATCAGGTCTTGATGTTAAACTAGTAGGGAGTATTCATGATGAATATCAGTTTGAAGTATCTAATCAAGATGTGAAAAGATTTACAGAGATAACTAAGTACTCTATGATTAAGACTACTAAAACCTTAAACCTAAACTGTCCTCTGGATAGTGAACACAAAGTAGGAACCACATGGCTAGAAACGCACTAGTACATAAAGAAAATATGGAGCTAGGATTAAAGACTGAAAATCTTTTTGAAAAGACAGCTAAGAAAGAAAACTTTATAGTACGAAAATCAAGTCTATCAGAGGACAGGTTTAAACATATAGATTTCTTTCTAGAACAAGATCACTTTAAATACAGTGTAGACGTTAAAGCTAGGAAGAAAACAACCAGAGGCGATGTCAAGGTTAATGATGAATGGACCTGGATTGAGTTTAAAAATGTACTTGGTAGGAAGGGATGGCTCTATGGTGAAGCTGACTACATAGCATTTGAAAGAGCAGATGATTTTCTAATGATCAACAGAGAAAATCTAGTAAAATTCTGTGAGGATAAAGTTGATTTAAAAACTATGGTTTCCAGAGCTTACCAAGCAGAGTATAAAGTTTATCAACGACAAGGTAGAAAGGATTTAATTACTAGAGTTCGTATGGATGACCTGGCTAACTTAGAAGGAAATATAATTTTGCAAAAATAGTTATTGACCCTATGTTATTTATCATGTATAATTCGTTTTGAAACCATGCAGAAATATCTGCTATCATTTAAGGAGAATATACTATGGGTGTTATCAATGGAACCGCTTACTGGGCATCAGTCACTACCCCTAACACAACGTACAATGAAGATGGAGAATGGAAGATTGATGTATGCAATCTTTCAGAATCTACGGTGGCTAATCTAATTTCAGATGGCTTGGAAGAGCGTATTAAAAATAAGGATGACGAGCGTGGTGATTTCATCAGCTTGAAACGTCAAGTTAAGAATCAACGTACAGGACAGGCTAACTCTGCTCCTGATGTTATGGATGCACAGAAGCGTCCTCTTGTAAATACTTTGGTAGGCAATGGGTCTATCGTAAATGTTCTGTACCGTC